TTGGAACTCAATACATTTGAATCTATGAAAATTGGACTGGCGTCGCCGGAGAAAATACGTGAGTGGTCTTACGGCGAGGTCAAGAAGCCGGAAACGATAAACTACCGTACACTCAAGCCGGAGAAGGACGGATTATTCTGCGAGAAGATATTCGGACCGACAAAGGACTGGGAATGCTACTGCGGAAGATATAAGCGCATTCGCCACAAGGGTGTGATTTGTGAGAAGTGCGGCGTAGAGGTTACAAAATCTAAGGTGCGCCGAGAGAGAATGGGTCACATCGAGCTGGCGGCGCCTGTATCTCATATATGGTACTTCAAAGGCATACCGTCCAGAATGGGATTGCTGCTGGACATGTCGCCCAGAGCGCTGGAACAGATACTCTATTTCGCCAAATTTGTGGTAACAGACCCCGGCAATACGGATGCACAGTATAAACAGCTGATATCCGACAAGGAGTACCGCGAGTTTAACTCTCAGCCTGATAAAGGCAGCTTCTCCGCCGGCATGGGCGCGGAGGCGGTACGCATTCTGCTTAAAAACATAGACCTCGAAGGGGAAAGCAAGCAGCTAAAGCACGATCTTGAAACTGCGACAGGTCAGAAAAGAATCCGCGCAATTAAGCGCCTGGAGGTAATAGAAGCCTTCCGCAAGTCGGGGAACAAGCCCGAGTGGATAATCTTGGATGTAATTCCCGTTATTCCGCCCGAGCTGAGACCTATGGTGCCGCTCGATGGCGGAAGATTCGCTACGAGCGACCTCAACGATCTCTATCGCCGCGTTATCAACAGAAACAACAGACTGAACAGACTTCTTCAGCTGCGCGCGCCGGATATCATCGTCCGCAACGAGAAGAGAATGCTTCAGGAGGCTGTAGATGCGTTGATAGACAACGGCAGACGCGGCAGACCTGTAACAGGCGCGGGAAATCGCTCGCTGAAATCGCTCTCAGATATGCTGAGAGGTAAACAAGGCCGTTTCCGTCAGAATCTGCTGGGTAAGCGCGTTGACTATTCCGGAAGAAGCGTTATCGTCGTAGGACCCGATTTGAAAATGTTCCAGTGCGGTCTGCCTAAGGAAATGGCTCTCGAACTTTTCAAGCCGTTTGTAATGAAGCGTCTGGTTCAGACGGGAAAAGCGCACAATATAAAGAGCGCAAAGCGCATGGTAGAGAAGGTGCGCCCCGAGGTTTGGGATGTGCTGGAGGACGTTATCAAAGGTCATCCGGTCCTGCTGAACCGCGCTCCTACGCTGCATAGACTGGGCATTCAGGCTTTTGAGCCTATTCTGGTTGAAGGCAGAGCGCTCAAGCTGCATCCTCTGGCGTGTACGGCTTACAACGCCGACTTCGACGGCGACCAGATGGCTGTTCACGTGCCTTTGTCAGTCGAGGCGCAGTCCGAAGCGAGATACCTAATGCTCGCGGCTAACAACATACTGAAGCCGCAGGATGGTAAACCTGTCGTATCGCCGACGCAGGATATGGTCATAGGTTCGTATTATCTCACTATGCTCAAGCCCGGGGCGAAGGGCGAAGGCTCTGTGTTTGCCGATCCTGACGAGGTGCTGCTGGCGTACAATACCGGCAATATAGAAATGCAGGCGAAGGTAAAGGTTCGTGTAACGCGCGAGGTCAACGGAGAGAAAAAAACAGGCATAATAGAGACTTCGGCCGGCAGAATCCTTTTCAATCAGTCCATACCGCAGGATTTGGGGTATATGGACAGAAGCAAGCCGGAAAACGAGCTTAAATATGAAGTAGATGAAGTAGTAGGCAAAAAGCAGCTCGGAAAGATAGTAGACGCATGCTTTAACGCTCTCGGAGCATCCAGAACGAGCATGGTTCTCGATAAGATTAAGGCTACAGGCTTCCATTACTCTACGATAGGCGCGGTTACGGTATCCGTATCTGACATTATAGTTCCTCCGGAGAAGAAGGAATATATTGCGGCGGCGGAAAAGAAGATTCTTGACATAGAAAGACAGTATAACCGAGGCTTTCTGACGGAGAAGGAGCGCAAGACGAGCGCCGTCAAGACGTGGACAGAGACGACGGATAAAGTGACAAAAGCTCTGGAAACGAGCATGGACGACTTCAATCCTATCAACATGATGGCGAAGTCAGGCGCCCGCGGTTCTATCAATCAGATTCGTCAGCTTGCGGGTATGCGCGGTCTGATGGCGGACCCTTCAGGCGAAATCATCGAGATTCCTATCAGAGCTAATTTCCGCGAGGGACTGTCAGTATTGGAGTTCTTCATCTCCTCTCACGGCGCGAGAAAAGGTCTGGCAGATACGGCTCTGCGAACCGCCGACTCGGGTTACCTAACGCGCCGTCTGGTAGACGTATCTCACAATGTCATAGTTCGTGAAGAGGACTGCTTTGCAAATCTGGGCGAAGAGATTCAAGGCATTCGCGTAGAAGATCTTCGCAACGGCAGCGGCGTAGTAGAACCGCTGAAAGACAGAATCCGCGGCAGGGTTGCGGCGGAGGATGTAACAGATCCGAATACGGGCGAGATTCTCGTCTCGGTGAACGAGCTTATCACCGCGCCCATAGCCGAGAAAATAGTGAACGCGGGCATTACGAGCGTAAACATACGTACAGCGCTCACGTGCAAGAGCGAACACGGCGTCTGCGCTAAATGCTACGGCTCCAATATGGCTACGGGACTTGAAGTAGACATCGGCGAGGCGGTCGGCGTTATTGCGGCGCAGGCTATCGGCGAGCCGGGTACGCAGCTTACGATGAGAACCTTCCACACCGGCGGCGTCGCGGGTAACGATATTACTCAGGGTCTGCCCAGAGTCGAAGAGCTTTTCGAAGCGAGAAAGCCGCGCGGTCAGGCTGTCATCAGTGAGATAGGCGGAAGAGTGTCCATCAGCGATACGAAGAAAAAGCGCGAGGTCACGGTTACTCCCGAGCTGGGAGAGGAGAAGGTCTACTCCATACCGTATGGCTCCAGAATCAAGGTTCAGGAAGGCCAGACTATCGAGGCGGGCGACGAGCTGACAGAAGGCTCCATCAATCCGGCGGATATTCTCAAGATTAAGGGCGTAAAAGGAGTTCAAACATACCTGCTCAGAGAAGTACAGCTCGTTTACAGAATGCAGGGTGTTGAAATCTCCGACAAGCACTTGGAGATAATTATTCGCCAGATGCTCAAGAAGTGCAAGGTAGACGACGCAGGAGATACATCCATGCTCACGGGCGAGATGGTGGATATTTTCCGCTTTGAGCAGGAGAATGCCGAGGTCGAGAAGCGCGGCGGCAGGCCGGCCGTGGCTACAAGAGTGCTTCTGGGAATAACAAAGGCGTCTCTCTCTACCGAAAGCTTCCTCTCTGCGGCATCTTTCCAAGAGACGACGCGAGTGCTCACCGATGCAGCAATAAAAGGCAAGGTCGATCCGCTCGTCGGTTTGAAAGAGAATATAATCATAGGAAAGCTCATACCTGCGGGCACGGGACTCAAGCGCTATAAAGGCATAGAGGTAATCAAGAACGTGCCGGAGGGTGAAGATCCGAGAATTATAATAGAAGAAAAACCTAAGAGAGAAGAACGCGAGCGTCCGGCTGAGGAAGAAGAAAACGCATCTTCAGCCGAGAGGAGCGCAGAAGACAGCGTTATGGACGCGCTCGATAAGATATTGGGCGTGGATATGTCTGATGATGCAGAAGAAGATGATCTGAAAACTGACATAGACATAGGCGCGATACTGGGCGATATAGACGACGCGGTATCTTTTGAAAACGAGCAGGAATAGACGCTGTATAAATAATAAGTTAAAAAAATGTGTGCGGGGCGTCAAAAATCGCTCCGCACAGCAATAAATAGGGCAAAAGTCAAGAGTAAAAGCAGAAAAAACCGAAAAAAATTTTAAGCGGCGGCAAGGTGGGCGGAAAACAGGTCGTTTGAACTCGCAAAGCCTAAAATTTCGCGCGGATAGTTATTGATCCACGTTTCAACGCGAAGGATATATGCGGCGGTTACTTTCCGGAAGTCTGTTCCTTTCGGCAAGAACCGCCGTATCATTTTGTTAATGTTTTCGTTCGTTCCGCGTTCGTAAGCGCTGTAAGGGTGGCAATAATAAGCCTTCGTCCGTTTCCGGTTCTTCCCGTAGATTGACTTTTCAATTCCGGCGCAATCCGCGAATTCCGATCCGTTATCAAACGTAATGCTTTTGAACACTTTTGAAAAACGCTTCCCGTAGCGGCGTTCCAGCTTGTTCAGCGCCGCCACTACGCTGGCGGCTGTCTGATCCGGTATCTTCATAATGATTTCTTGCCGCGTCAGCCGTTCCGAAAGGACGAACAAGGCTTCCTTCGTCTTTTTCTTTCCGCATACGCAATCGCCTTCCCAATGCCCGAAGGTCGTTCGTTCTCCGATTTCCGGATCGCGGTTTTCTATGCTTTCGCCCGCTGATGTGCGGGCGGCTTTCTTCCTCTGCACCTTTTCATACTTCCGCTTGCGCTTTCCTTTTTCGGGCAAGCTCTCGCGGCTGATCCCGAAAAAAATTCCCTTGTCGATGTAGTTATAAATCGTCTTTTCGCTGATCTCCGTTTTGAATGTCAGCCCCAGCCGTTTGATTTCCCCTACAACGGCGGCGGGGGAATATCCCTCTTCACCGATTTTCTTTTCGATGAAAGCGGCTAATTCGTGATCGCTCCCGATCTTTAATTCTCCGCCTTTCGCCGCAAGGTTTTCACGATAACGGGCTTCGGCGATTTCCGGCGAATAGCGTTCTTCCGTCGTCAAGTCGGAATTCAAATGCGTATAGGTTCCGCGCTTTAGCTCCCTGTAAATCGTCGAATTATGTACGTGTAGCCTGTCGGCGATCTTGCAGGGCTTCAAACCCTCTTTCAGTGCCTTTTCAATTTTAAGGCGATCCGTCCACGTTAAGTGTTTGTGCATCTGTGTTCCTCCCTCTACGAAAGAAAAAGGGCGGCATATCCTGCCGCCCTCCGTAGCTCCGCTTTATTCCGCCAAGAATTCTTCTATTGCCTTCTTGATAACTTGCGCCTGTGCCGTCCCCGTTGCGGCGCATTTTTCTTTGAACGCTTCCGCCATCTCTTTTGGAACGCGAACGATAATCGAACCGTACACGCGGCTATTATAGCGGTTTTTTACCGCCGAAGAAGTTTTCGTTTTCCGCTTTTCTGCCATTGTCCCCACCTCTAAAACAACTCTTCCGCTTCGACGTAGACGCGCAATTCCTCTTCATCGGCGCAAATATCCTTCGGAACTTTGTATTCCACGGATAAGCCGCCGATTTTACAGGACAGCACCCAGCATTCGCGGCGCTCTGTGATCGTATATTCCTTGTTTCCTTTGCGAATAATCATATTCAGCCCCTTTCCGCCCGCTCCGTTGACAACCACGGGCAATTTATATATAATAGGGCTTACGGGAAGGGCGGTTTCCCGCCCGTTCCCTGCCTATGAAAGCTATTTGCTTTCTTTGGGATTTGAAGCCTTGCCGGATTTTTGCTTCTTCAAAGTGATTTTAATAACAACGCTTTCCACCGCTTCGTTATTTTCAATCGCTTTTGAAAGCTCCTGCAAGGCTTTTCCTATATCCTGCGCCATTTCTTCACCTCCTTTCTATGCTTCTATTGTAACATACTTATTGCAGTATGTCAATAGCTTTCCCGAAATTAAACAAGAAAAAACAAGGCGACGGGATACCCGCCGCCTTTATTCGTTTCCTAAAAGCCAATCAACCGAAACGCCCAGCGCTTTTGCAAATGCCTTCAATTCAAAGTCGGATACAAACCGTGTTCCGATCTCTATTCTGCTTATGCTGTCCCGCTCCATATTAACGCCCATTGTCTGTATTTTCGCGGCTAAATCCTCTTGCCGCAACCGCTGAACAACCCTCGCTTCTCGCAATCGGTCGCCGCATATATTTTTCCTTCCGTTGTAATCGTATATCTTCATTCCTCGATCCCTCTTTATTCTGATTATTTGCGAACGGTGTGTAAATATTCCGCTTTATTCTTGATTTTAGCGCGCGGAAGCCGTATAATTGTGTTAAAGGTCAGAATAGGGCGTACAGCCTAAAAAATTAACAAATAGCAGGGGAGGCGTTCACAATGAAGAAGCCCGTTATTTTATGGATCGTCGCCGCGCTGTTCCTGTTTTGCTCGTTCCCGTTTTTCGGCGAAGGGAATATCGGCGCGGGCGTTACCGGAATAGTAATTGCCGCCGCGCTGGGCGTTTTCGGATATGTAACAATGAAAAAGGCGCAAGCCGCCGCCGAAGCCGAACAGAAGAAGGCGGAAGCCGAAGCAAGGCGCAAATCCGAAGAAGAAGCGCGCCGGAAGGAATATGCGGAAACGCACGAATTTTTAACTTGCCCCGTCGCGGGCGTTACGTTTGACAGCCGCCAGCGCGTTCTTGCGTCGCTTTATAGGGATAGCGAAGGCGTAGGGATTGACGGATCTTTGGAAGAATGCGAACACGAAGGCGCGCCCGCCGTTCGTGTGATTGCCGAAGGGGATATGATAGGATATATCCGGAAAAGTGATCTTCGGAAGGTTCTTCCGATCCTCGAACGTGTCGAAGATGTTACAATCACGATCGACAACTTCAACGACGGCGGAAGCAAGATTTACAACGCGGAAGCTCGCATCGTTTACCATATTTGAAGCCAACAAAAAAAGCCCCGCGAAGGCGTGAAGCCCTCGCGGGGAATTTTTTATATCGGCGGGAAGCTCCCGCCGCCGAAAGCCGCGACGCGGAAAGGGGAACGCGGGCGGCGCTCTCGGTGTTAGTCTTTATCCGGTTCGCCGTCTGCTTCAATCATTCCGATATATTCCGGAAGATTGAAAACGGCGGCTTCGATCAGTTTATCCAAGCTGTCGGGATCAAGGGTAAAGCCCTTTTCCTGTAAGAACTGCACGACATAGGCTTTCTTTTCTGCGCCGCGCCCGCTCCCCACGTAAAGCTGTTCGGCGGCTTCGACGGCAACCGTTACCCACAATTCGATTTCCTCCAGCTTGTCCGCGTCGATTTTGCCTTTCAGCCACGGGATCACAAACGCGGTAATGATAGCCGCGACAAGGGCGACAATCGCTTCAACAATAGGCGTAAGATCAATCATTTATAAAACCTCGCTTTCGTCTGTTTCCGTTTCCGGTTCGATTTTTTCTTTCTTCTTTACCCTTGCGACGATGATTTCGGATAGCCGTTTCAGCATCAGCGCGCCGCACTCGATCACAACGGCGGTAAAGTAGTACGTAATCAGCGTTGTTTGCTCAATCCCCGTAATGAGGAAAGAAACATACTGCGCCGCAATGAAGATCACCGTTGTAACCCCGATCGCGACAATAACTTTCGTCGCGAAGCGTTCATCGGCAAGGAATTTCTTTTGACGCTTCCCGCGCCTTGAACGTAGTTTCATATTGCCCCCTTTCATTGCACGGTTTCGCACGGCGTGCAATTCAATAACGCGCACGTGCGTTCCCGTGCGTTAAACAAGCGTCAGATCGGACAGCTTCACCGCCGCGACAACCACGCCGCCGTAGGTAATCACGACGCGATCGCCGCTGATTTCCTTTACGACGTGATCGCGGTTATACACGAAGGAAGCAAGGCTTTTCCCGTCGTAGGTTTTCGCGCCCGGCTTCAAGCGAACCTTGCTTCCCACCTTCACGGAAGCCGCCGTCCCGCCGTTTCCGGTCGTGATAAATGCGTCGGAATATCCCGCCGCTTTCAACTTTGCAAGCATTGCTTCGGCGTTCGCCTTCTTGCTGAATGCTCCCACCTGTACTTTGTAATAGCCGCCCGTATTCACAACGTAGGTATCGAAGCCCGCCGCCTTCAATTTCTTTTCCAGCGCCTGTGCGTTCGATTTCTGCTTGAACGCGCCTGTCTGCACCTTGTAAAGCGTACCCGTTCCGGAAGAAGGCGTTTCCGGCTCCGCCGCCGAAGCGCCCAGCCTCTTGTTTACCTCCGCCGCGATCGCACCGTGCCTTTCGTACAGGTAATCCCCCGGACAAGCCTTCGCCGCGTAATCCCTGTGAACCGTCATATTGCAACCGTTCAAGTGATTAACGCGCTCGTTCTTGCTCGTAGACCAAACAAGTTTCTTGATCCCGTTGCGGCGGCAAATATCCGTTACAAGGTCAAGAAGGGCGGCGTATGCTTTCGCGTTCACCGCGTAAGGGTGTGTCGTGTCGCTTGCAACCTCGATCGTGATTGCGCGGTTATCGTTCGCCGCGTTTGAACTGCACCACGAGCGATCCTTTTCTTCGACATACATTCCGATACGCCCGTCAACTCCTACGCCGTAATTTGAACTTGCCTGTCGTGAAGTAGGCGCGAAGATGTTACCCAGCGTTTCAACGGAACATTGCCCGACGACGCAATGAATTGTAATCGTGTCGATCTTGTGATTGCGCGGGCTTGTCCTGTTCGGTGAAATCCGCGTGTAGTCCACCAGCGTGCTGTTGCTCATTTTGAAAACCTCCTTATATTCAAGAATGGGAACGGCTCATTTGCGAACCGCTCCCGCTCTTTTTCATTTGTTATCAATCTGCTGTTCGATATGGTCAATTCGCTTGTGCGCCTGTTTCGCCGACGCTTCGACGGAAACAAGCCTTCCGACGAAATCCGTATTTGTCTTTCGCTGTTCCCGCTGTTCCGCCTTTACGTCGTCGATACCGCCTTTTATGTATCCAAGCTCCGTTAAGATCGTCGCGTCGCTCTTCGCTTCCTTCGTCTTGTCGCTGTCCCTATTCCGGACAAAGGCAATATACCCGAATACGATTGCACAAACGCCGCTGATAACGGATATTGCGGATAAGATCGCTTCACTCATTTTCAACCCTCCCCGCTGTTTACTTCTTCCCATTGCCACAAAGAAGGCGTGTCGGGCGGATATACGCAATTCGGCATATCAGCTTTTGCAAGGTAGATTTTCCCCTTGTAGCTGTAATATTTCCCGTTCTCGACATTGACGACAATTCCAGCCGTTTCCGGATAGGGGATCGGATCGTCAATCGTCCCCGTGTGTTCAAGCTCCACAAGGCGGTAATATGCGAAGGTCGTTTCTACGAGATAGGAAACGGAATTCGACGTATGCGGCGCGATAATTTCGTAATACCGCCCGTTGTACTTGATAATTTCGCCCACGGTGTTGTAGGCGTGCGCGTCCTCGTATTCCGGATAGTCGATCACTTCCGCCGATTGCAGGATCATAGCGTCGGAAATGACGTTCGTTCCCGCCGCGCGATCCTGCACGATCTGCGCCTTGAAGGAAAGGGAAAGAAGGGCGGCGGTACTTTCGCCCGCCGCCTTTACTTCCTGTACTTCCTTTTCCAGCGCGGCAGTATTCCCGCCGCCGTTTTTGTTATGTTTTACGCTCATTCAAAATTACCTCCGATCCCCGATACCCAGCACGCCGTCAGCGCGTTGCCGCGCTCAACGGTAACGCGGATATTTAATCCGAACTGCGTTGCCGTGTTTACGGTGTTTTCAAATACGTGTGCCAGCCCCGAAATTACCGCGTTCGTGCAATCCTCCCAAACGGGCTGAACGTCGTAAGGATTATTGCACGCTTCAACCTTGAACGTGCCGCCAGCCGGAATATCTCTGTTCACATTGATATTGCACCGCGTCGGCTGGCTCTCCGCCTCCAGCGGCTCCGCAAGGGTAATCACAAAGCTGTTGATCGCCTTCGTGAACGTAAGCGTCCGCGTTGCGCTGTTTCCGGCGCTGTCGGTCGCGACAATCTCGATCGTGTGCTGGGCGTTTGTCAGCCCCGTAAAGGTGTTCCCGCCTACGGAAAGGGTAAGCGTTTCGCCCAGCGTTACATTGTTGCGCGTGTTGATCGTGCTTCCGTCGATTTTTTCTACGACGTTTACAACGTCGTTATCCGGATCGGTAACGCTGTATTCGTAGGTGAAATCTTCGCGCTTTACGCCAAGATCTGCATTCTGCCCGCTGATAACGGGCGGCTGATTGTGAATTACCGCAATCGCTCCGCTTGTCGTGTATGCGGAAGAATTGCCCGCCGTATCAACCGCCTTCACGCGGTATTGAAGCGTGTTCCACGAAGTCGATACCATTTCCGAAAACGTAAGGGCGGCGGAACTCTGTACCTGTGTCCACGCTCCGCTGTTCGCGCTCCGCTCGAAAACATAGGTCAGCGCGTCGCCGTCCGGATCGGTCGCCGCCGCGCAAGAAATATTGATGTTCTGCCCGCTGTACGCCGTATCCGGCGCGGTAATGCTGGGCGGCGCGGAAGGCGCGGCGTTGTAGATGATTTCATAGTTTCCACTTGCGTTCGGGCTGTCAGATACCAAGATTGAAGA